TGCTACGGCGAGGACTACGAATACCAGTGGAAGGACGAGGCCGAGTTCCAGCGCGCTGTGGCCAACGCCAAGGCCAACGATGCGGCGCCGCCGAACGATGACGGTGGCTATGGCTTCAACCCTACCCGCGATCCGGCACCTGGTTGCCCGAAGTGCTTCGGCGAGGGCCATATCCACGTTCACCTGGGCGACACCCGCAAGCTGTCCCAGGCCGGGCGCCTGCTGTTCGATGGCGTGAAGGAAACCAAGTTCGGCATCGAGATCAAGGTTCAGGATCGAGGCAAGGCGCTTGAGAACGTGGCCAGGCACCTCGGGATGTTCAATGACAACCTGACGCTGAAGGGTGATCCCGAAAATCCGCTGGTCATGCTGATGGCTGAGCTCGCCGGCAAGACGCTGAAGCCGGTGTCTGAATGAGCGGCTTTCATGTTGGCGGGGCAAGTCGGGGTGTCAGCTCGGGATATTTCCCACTTCTGACCAAAACAGCGCGCTCCTACGTGAAATCTGATCAGGTTGCAGGGCCATTGCTCAGCGCCTTTTGCGTAGGCGCGCCTTAAATGGCTGCCGTCGTCGCCTACAAGTCCATCGAAGAGATGGATGCCGAAGAGTTCAAGGCCGCCCTGGCTGATCCCATGTGGCGGCTGTCCAACCTGTATTGGATCAAGACCAAGACCGAAGACGAGGACGACGACGAGAGCGAAGGCGTTGTCGTGAAGTTCCGGCCGAACCGTGCCCAGCGCCAGCTGCTCAAGCGCCTGTGGTTCAAGAACCTGATCCTCAAGGCACGTCAGCTGGGTTTCACGACTCTGATTCAGATCCTGTTCCTCGACTACGCCATGTTCACGCCGAACCTGAACATCGGTGTCCTGGCCCACACTGACGAGGCGGCGAAGAAGATCTTCAAGAAGATCAAGTTCGCCTACGACCGGTTGCCTCCCATCCTGCGCCAGGCGAACCCGACCACTTCCAGCAGCGTGCGCGAGATGACGCTGGCCAACGGCAGCACCATCACCGTCGGCACCTCGATGCGTGGCGACACCATCCACTACCTGCATGTGTCCGAGTACGGGAAGATCTGCGCGAAGTTCCCCGATCGCGCCGAAGAGATCGTGACCGGTACGTTCCCGGCCGTGCCCGACAGCGGCGTCATCTTCATCGAGTCGACCGCTGAAGGCCGAGACGGCGACTTCTACCGCAAGAGCCAGCGCGCCGAGGCGCTGCACAACGCCGGCACCAAGCTGTCGAACAAGCAGTTCCGGTTCCACTTCTTCCCGTGGCACGAAGAGGACGGCTACCAGATGAACCCGGCCGGGGTCATCATCAGCCAGAAAGAGCACGAATACTTCGACGCTCTCGAGGCTGAGCTTAAAAAGTCCATCACACCAGCCCAGCGAGCCTGGTGGATTTCGACCAGGGACGAGACATTCAGCGGTCAAGACGAACGGATGTGGCAGGAATACCCATCCACGTCGAAAGAAGCGTTCCAGCAGTCGACCGAGGGCACCTACTACAAGGTGCAGATCACGGCCGCCCGCAAAGAGAAGCGCATCACCACGGTTCCGTATCACCCCGGCATCCCGGTCAATACCTTTTGGGACATCGGCCACGGCGACGGCTGCGCGATCTGGCTCCACCAGCGCGTCGGCCAGCGCGACAACTTCATCAAGTTCATTGAGGGATGGGGCGAGCCCTACTCCTATTACGTCAGCGAGATGCAGAAAACCGGCTGGGTGTGGGGTCGGCACTTCCTCCCGCACGACGGCGCCCACGTTCGCCAGGGCGAGGATACGAACCTGTCGCCCCAGCAGATGCTCGAGAACCTGGGCCTGCGCAACGTCGAGATCGTGCCGCGGGTCAGCGAGTTGCAGCACGGCATCCAGGCAACCCGGAACGCCTTCAGCAGCTACTGGTTTGATGAGGTAAACTGCAAGGAAGGCCTGGCGCACATCGAGCTGTACCGCAAGCAATGGGTGGAGCGCACCGGAGCCTGGAGCGACCAGCCCTACAAGGACATACACACCGAAGCGGCCGACGCACTCCGTCAGCACGCCCAAGGCTTTAAAGACCTGGGGCCGCAGAGATCGATTGCGTCGATCCGCGGCGCCCGCAAATCGTGGAGAGTATCGTGATGACCCAGCACAACACCGCACAGCACTACACCGGCACCAAGCAACTGAAGGCCATGCCAATGACCCGGCTCGACTACAACGTCTACCGCGGCTGGTCGCTTCCAGCGGACGAGAACGGTGCAGACGATGGTTACCTGGTGGAGTACACCGACGGCGGCGCGCCAAACCATCCAGCGCACACCGGTTATGTCAGCTGGTCGCCAAAGGCTCAGTTCGAGGCGGCATATCTCCCCATGGGCCACGTTGACCACCTGGCCCCGCATCAGCAGCGCGTTGTCGGCGAAAAGGTGGAGCTCGACGACAAGCTGACCAAGCTTCGTGCATTCCTCGAGGGCAAGGCAAAGGAGCTGGTGCCGGCCGCCGAGTACCAGCGCATGAAGCTGCAAGCCGACGCCATGGGCGTGTACTCCGACGTCCTGGCTCAGCGCATCGCCGCATTCACCGAGGTCGCATGATGACCCGCCCTGTCCTAGACCTGACCATCCGCCACTTCACCCGCCAGCTGGGCGACCTGACTGTCATCGGCACCTGGTACGGCGCCACCATCGAGGACAGCGAGCCTGTGCTGTGCCTGGTGCCAACCTACCGAATCCTCTTCGACGGCGTGGCAATGCGTGCTAAACCGTGCTGTGTCGCACTATCCAGTGCGCATATGTATGATGAACCCCGTTATCTGCTCGCTCGAGCGATGGAGTTCAGCCAGGCGCTAGGCTTCGAGGACAGCATGACCAGGACGAACAAGATCGCCGAGGCAATCCACGGCAGCCTGCTCGACCTGATCAAGATGCCGCCTCGCCCGGTGCTTGGCACGTTCGTCGGGGCAGACGCCACCATTACCGATGGCATGGGCCGTCAGCGCACCGTGGAGATCGTCGATCATGTCTAAAGTCAAGAGCATCACCCTTCACCCACTCGATCCACCGCCAGGCATGAGCCCCGATACCTACTACTGCAAAGACGGTGAAATCGTCGGCTGGAACGATGAGGTTGCGCGGTTCCCGGTGATCATCGAGCGCAGCGGTCGTACCGAGGCCGAGCTCGAGCAGGTCGCCCGCGATGAGCTGACCGAAAAAGGGAATCGGTTTTTCCCTGAGCCGCCAGTCGAAGCGCCAGAGGCCTGACCCATGTTCGACCTGAACGACGAAGAGAACACCAGGGTCAAGAAGGGCCTACCGGCTCGCCTTGCCGATGATGACGTAGCATACGGCGAGTTTGTCGGCGATCAGGACGATGATCAGGAGCCGAAGGGCAATGTTCTCGATGATGACGTGCACCACCGCCTGCACGGCCAGCTGCTGGGCTTCTACCAGCGCGAGCTCGACCGTCAGAACGAGAACCGCATCCAGCAGGCGATCGACGAGGACTACTACGACAACGACCAGTGGTCTGAGGAAGACGCTCAGACGCTGAAGGATCGCGGCCAGGCGCCCATCTGCTACAACGTGATCAGCCAGACCATCAACTGGATCATCGGCAGCGAGAAGCGCGGTCGCACCGACTTCAACGTGCTGCCACGCGGCAAGGAAGACGCCAAGCCGGCCGAGAAGAAAACCCAGCTGCTCAAGTACCTGAGCGACGTCAACCGCACCCCGTTCCACCGCTCCCGCGCTTTCGAGGACTCGACGAAGGTCGGTATCGGCTGGCTCGAGGATGGCGTGACCGATGACGACGACAAAGAGCCGGTCTACTCCCGGTACGAGTCGTGGCGCAACATGCTGTGGGATAGCGCCTCGACCGAGTACGACATCGAGGACGCCCGGTACGTGATCCGCAACAAGTGGGTGGATCTCGACGTTTCCATCGCCTACTTCCCTGATCGGGCCGACCTGCTCGAGCGATCGGCCAGTGCCAGCGACCGATACGGCGCCGACTTGGCCAATGGCGACGAAGTGATGGATTTCGCCGAGGACGAGCGCGAGACGTTGAGCCGCGGCGTGTCCGAGCACAGCGCCAACCGCCAGCGCGTTCGCCTGATCGAGGTGTGGTTCAAGAAGCCTGAGAAGGTGCAGAAGATCATCGGCGGCCCGCGAAGTGGCGAGATCGTCGACCCAAACAACCCGCAGCACGCTGAAGCCGTTCAGGCCGGCATGGTCGGCCAGCGCATGATGATGCGCATGCACGTCGCGATCATGACCACCAGCGGCCTGTGCTGGGTCGGGCCGAGCCCATACCGTCACAACCGGTTCCCGTTCACCCCGCTGTGGGGCTATCGCCGTGGCCGGGATGGCCTGCCTTATGGCGTGATCCGCGCCCTGCGAGACATTCAGGACGACATCAACAAGCGCGCATCGAAGGCTCAGTTTATCCTGTCGACGAACAAGACCATCATGGAAGAAGGCGCCGTAGAGGACATGGCGCATTTCATGGAAGAGGTTGCCCGGCCTGATGGCGTGATCGTCGTCAAGCCGAACAAGCGCCTTGATATCAACGTCGATCGCGAGCTGGCTGCCAGCCACATGCAGCTGATGAGCCAAGGCATCAGCATGATTCAGTCCGTCAGCGGCGTGACCGACGAGCTGATGGGGCGCACGACCAACGCCAAATCCGGTGTCGCCATCCAGGCGCGCCAGGAACAGGGCAGCATGTCGACGTCGAAGCTCTTCGACAACCTGCGCTTCGCCGTCCAGACCCAAGGCGAGAAGCAATTGAGCCTGGTCGAGCAGTATTTCACCGATCAGAAGCAGTTCCGCATCACAAACCAGCGCATGACGCCTGAGTACGTCGACATCAACGACGGTCTGCCAGAGAACGACATCACGCGCACGAAGGCCGACTTCATCATCTCCGACGCCGAGTGGCGCGCATCCCTGCGCCAGGCCCAGGCCGAGCAGTTGATGGAGATGATGACCCGCCTGCCACCAGAGGTTGCCCTGGTCATGCTCGACCTGGTGGTCGAATCCATGGATCTGCCGAACCGCGAAGAGCTGGTGAAGCGCATCCGTCAGGTCAGCGGCCAGCGCGATCCAGACGCCACCGAACTGACGCCAGAAGAACAGCAGGCCGAAGCAGCCAAGCAGCAGCAGGCGCAGTACGCCCAGCAAGTGGCCGACGCCCAGCTGCGCGGCATGATCGCCAAGGCCGTCAAGGACGAGGTTGGAGCGCAGAAGACCATGACCGACATGGCCGGCGTCAACGTCAACACGCAGAAGGCTGCCGTCGAGACTGCGCAAACTGCTATGATTGCGCCGGGAATTCTGCCGGTAGCCGACGCCCTGCTCAAAGAGTCGGGTTTCGTGTCGGCCAGTGAAGAGCAGGCGCAGCAGGAAGCTGCCCAACAGCAGCAGATCGCCCATCAACAGCAGGCTCAGCAACAGCAGCAGGCCGAGCAAGCACAGCAGGAGCAGCAAGACCAGCAGCAAGGAATGCAGGGCGGCATTGAATCCATGCAGCAGCAAGCCGCACCATTCGGTGCAGCACAACCCCAAGCGTAACGAGGTAACGATATGTCTGACGCCGATAAAATCAACGCGGATCTGACCGAGGAAGAGCAGGCAGCCATGGCCGAGCTCGAGGCGCAGATGGCCGACACTGACGCCGACGATCCGCTGTTCGATCCGAGCGCTGTGGTAACGGATGCCGGCACTCAGGAAGATCAACAGCAGGCTCAAGAACAGCAACAGGCTACCGAGCAGGAAGCCCTGACCCCTGAGCAAGAGCAGGAAAAGGCCGACGCCGATGAAGCTGCCGCAGCGCAGAAGAAAATCGACGATGACGCTGCCGCCGCTGCCGCTGAAGCCGCGAAGCCCCAGGAAGAGGCGCCGGCCCGTGCCCCGATCCTGGTGGCCGAAGCCCCGGAAGGCGCAGAGGCTCGCCTGGCTGAGATCGCCACGGCAAAGGCTGAGCTCGGCGACAAGTTCGACGATGGTGACCTGACGTCCAAGGAGTACCAGGCCGAGCTCGACAAGCTGAGCAAGGAAGAACGCACGCTCGAGCGCGCCATCGACAAGGCTCAGATCGCCCAGGATCTCGAGAACCAGCGCATTACCAACGAGCGCATGAACGAGATCAACACCTTCCTCAAAGAGGTGGAGATCCCGCACGATCCGAAGAACCTGCGCTTCCGGGTGCTCGATGCCGCGGTGCGTGACGTTGCCAACGACGAGGCCAACGTCAACCTGTCGGCCCGCGAAGTGATGCAGAAGGCCTACGACCTGTGCATCGCCGAGGGCGCGCTGGTAGCGAAGAAGGCGCCAGCAGCAGCCGACGACAAGAAGACCGACCCGCCAGCCAAGACCGCACCGGCAAAGACCCCGATCAATGCCCCGCCATCCCTGGCCAACCTCCCGGCGTCCGAGGTCACCAGCACGGAAGACAATCGGTTTGCGTACCTCAACCGTATCACTGACCCGGACAAGCGCGAGGCAGCGTTCGCCAAGCTGAGCGCCGCCGACCAAGAGGCTTACCTGGCAACAGGGGGCTGAGGACTACCATGACACTGCGACTTGACCTCAAACAAGGCGAGAGCGTGCGGATAGGCGAAGGGCCAAACGCCGTCGTCATCACGCTCGAGGATAAATCAGGCAGGAACGCACGCATCGCCTTCGAGGCGGATCGCAGCGTCAAGATCACCCGCGTCAAGGACGAACCGACGGCCGCTCAGTTCCTTCGGAACGGTTTGTCTGCACAACCAGCAGCATAATTCAAGCGGGCGGTTGCAAATCAGCACCGCCCGTTCGATAATCCAACCAACGTAGAGCGCAGGAGCTGCCTATGTGTCTGAATAACTCACACACGAGGGTAGCCAAATGGCTCAAACTGTCATCGCCTGGGGTGATCCCAAGGCCAAAAAAGCATGGTCTACCGGCCTTGCAGTCGATCAGGTCAAGAAGGCGTACTTCGAGAAGAAGTTCGTCGGCACTGACGAAAACTCCATCATCCAGCGCAAGACCGAGCTCGAGAGCGACAGCGGCGACCGCGTAAGCTTCGACCTGTCCGTTCAGCTGCGCGGCGAAGCCACTGAAGGCGATGCCCGTCTCGAAGGTAAGGAAGAAAACCAGAAGTATTACACTGACGAAGTGATCATCGATCAGGTTCGTCACGCTGTGTCTGCTGGTGGCGCCATGACCCGCAAGCGTACCAACCTGAACCTTCGCGGCAACGCCCGTCGCCTGCTGTCCGATTATTGGGCACGCTTCAACGACGAGATGATGTTCATCTACCTGTCGGGCGCTCGCGGCATCAACAAGGACTTCCTGTTCGGACTGGATTGGG